TTTGTCTTACCACTTCTACGTATTTAACCAAAGCTTGAAAGTAGATTAGCGGCTTGTTGTCTTCTCTAACTGCAAATTCTAGGTTGTAGCCTCTAATAATACCGTTACGACCTTGAATTGACTCAACTAATCCGTCTACTTTCTTAACAATCTTATCGTAGTATTCGTTTAAGGCTTCGTGAACTGCGTTAGAGCCTTCTCCAACTGCTTGCCAATGATATACGTGAGCTTGTTGACGGCTATTTAATAGATTAGATATGAATTTTGCTACTTCTTCCATTTATTATCTGTCGTTATTTAGTGAAAAATTTCCGCTTTTCTTTGGTACTGCTGGCATAGCAGGCGCAGCATATTTGTTATCGCTTGATTTTTTTGCAGGAACTGTAGGCATCGCCGGTTTTCCTCCTAAATTTTTAGTAGAATTATCTAATGCCATTTGTGCTTTACCGATAGCCAATGCAATTTCTCCTGCAGATGCTTTTGATAGAATGGTATTAATTAATTTTTCAATACCCTCAATTTCTTTTGAAGACATACCTTTTGTAGTTGGTAAATTCTGTGCTAATTGTCTAAACATCTTCGCTAATCCAGTAGTGCTAGTAGCGGCTTTAGGTTCTTCATTTTCTTTAATTGATTTTTTCTCTTTCTTATCTTCAATTGCTTTCTTTGATTTTTCAACTTTTTCAAGCTTACTCATCAAATCGTCTATTTTCATAGCTAATTTAGCAATATGTTCTTTGTGTTGACCGGCATTTTTAGGATCAGCCTTAGCCATATCAACATGTTCTTTTCTTTTCTTCTCTAAAGTATCGATAGCAGTAGAAATTTTACCAGTTACTGCGCCTTTCTTTTCTTCTAAAGCTTCCATCTTAGAGCAATACTCTTCGTAAAGCGTTTCAGCGATAGCCTGTGCTTGATCTTGATCTGGAAATACAGAGTGTACATGATCAGGAACTATTTCTGAACCACCAAGACCTACTAAAGGATCGATTGGTTCAACAAGATCGGTCAATTGGCATCCTGAGTATGGCTTTTTAACCATGTATAATGTATCGATAGCACCGTCAATGCTTTCTTTCTTTGCTTTTTTAGGTAAGCCTTCGTGTTCTGTAGAAGCGAAGTCTTTTACGTCTCCTGGTTTCATTGTTTTTGCGATTTTAGCTGAAGTGGTGCCTTTTTTGGGTTTGATTTCTCCTTTTTGGATGCCTCTTGCGATACCCATTGCTTGTTGTTGTTTGATTGATGTAGCAGGCATTGAAAATTTTATTAATAAATATCGGAACTTTTGATCTCTTGTAGCTTAGCTCTAATTTCTTCGTACATCTTAGTCTTATCGCCTCCTCCCCAATTTTCAATGTCTCCATTCTCTGATACAAACGTATCTTTATCTAAGTGCCAAGCTTCTAATGCCCTTTCGAAGTCTTGTAAACTTGCCTTAGCGTTGGACTTTACCATTCCGCGCTCGTATTCTTCCCATTTTCCTTCCAATTTTATCTTTGCTTCCATTTCAATCACGCAATCAAAGCATATATTGTGAATGGAGTACATTTTCTTATTAAGATCTGTTATCTTCATAGCTTTTTTGCACTTCGGACAACATAAAGGCATCACCACAAGCTTTTTGAACTTGTCCATCTTGGTAATGTTCTGCTTAATACCATTGGATATAGTCCATTTGCGTCCATCTTCTTCCCAAACGTCTCCTTCTGTATGATCTATAGATTTCTTTTCCCAACCTGCTAAAGTCTGTGTAGCAGCGCCGGTGTTACCAGTAATAATATTTCTGGCTCTTTGTACGTCTTTCTTACTAAATTCTTTTTTCAAAACTGATTGTTGCATTCTACTTTATTTTTATTTCTTTTAAGATATCCACAAGTTTTAAACTCTTTGATTCATAAATTATGTCGTGAGTTCTTCCAAAGTCTCTCATTAATATACCAGCCATTGAATTGGCTTCGTTCTCTATTGAAGACCCAGTGTCTCCACTATTCATGTCAAGTTTTCCAAGTTCATTTTGCCTATGATGAACTAATTCGTGAGCTAGCGTTCTAAGTATATCGGCTAAATTTCTTTTGCCTATATAAACAGTTACGTCTCTCTTTTCATTTCTGTATCTACCAAAACTATGCAAATTTTTGGCCCATTTGTTGTCCAAAATAAATTTAATCTTTGGAAGCTCTTCTATGTTTATTTGATTTTCACAGAATTCAACAAAGTCTTTTATGATTGCTATCTTTTCTTTTGGTGTCATGTTATTTTCCGAAAGAGGTTTGTAAACCCCTAACTATAAAGGATCCGGTGATTTTGTATGGTTTTTCGTAAACTGCTTTGTCTCTTACTACAATTCCCTCTTGATCTTTAACATCTCCAAGCGGTGAAGTCATGTTGTCCAAGATAACATCTCCTAAATACATAGTAGCATTGTATATTACAAAAGAATCAATAGCAATCTGAGCATCTTTCATGTCAGCGACCAATTGATCTACTGGTTTTCCATCCATGATCCACATAAACACTTGTTTACTTAAAGCATCAACAGTCTTTCCGTCTTTTAATTTCAATTTCATGCCCTTGGTATTCTTAGCCTTGCTCAACCAATCGTTCAATGACTTAGTTTCTTTCTTTTCTTTGCTTAAAACAACTGTGTAGCTCTTCGATAAAGCTGAAGAGAAGTTAGGTTTGCCTTTTAATTTGGCAGGAATTTCTCCCATGACTTCGAATCCGTACTTCTTTGCTACGGGCGTCATCTTCTCTATTAAAGATTGTAATGCTTTTTTGTCGTAAGAGATTTCTTTGGTCACTCTTTTAGTTGGACTGACTCTATCTATCTGTAAAAGATTGTGTATTGCTAAGAAGTTGCTCTCGTACTCTTGTACATTCGATTTTCCTTCTACATATTCTATATTAAATAGGATATTTGGGTTCTTTAACATGCCCAACTTAGCTAGATCTCCTTTAATAGCCGGTAACGCCTTGTTGAATATCTCTAAAACTTTACCGCCGATCTTAATCATGCCGTGTCCTTCACCAAATCTATCAGTTAGGTCCTTAGAAGTAACGCCTTTAACGTCTAGAGGCTTATTAGATCCTCTGTCCATTGCAAATTGTACTTTACCGTCGATCTTTGCTAATCTAATAGAAGCATTGATGCCGTCTATTTTAACTGGGACTGGTTTCTTTGTTAAACTTACGGCCGTCTTATTAAAAACGTCGATAAGATCTTTACCAGTTTTTACCCAAGGAATATCGAAAGGATGCGCCATGTGTCCAGCAGCTCCGCCTTCGTTTAATAAATTGTAAACGATGTATTCTAATATAATAGACTTCTCAAAACTAGCAGATTCTTTTAAACTAGGTTGAGAAAACTTTTTTTTCAACATTTCAGCAATTTTAGGATCGTACCAACCAAAGATATCGGTAAATAATTTTTTGTATTGTTCTGGCGCTGATTTAGAAGATAGAGCTTGTCTAATAGTAGTGCCGCTCATCTCGCCAAATCCAGTAATTTTAAAAGAAGTGTGAGGAGCAACGATCAAATAGCCGTGCTCAATATAGCCTTGCATCTTCATTCCAGGTTTGTAAGCTTGGAAGTAAGAATCTCCGCCGTCTTTCTTTTTTCCTATCTTAAATCTAGGATCTTCTTTCATATCTTTCTCTCCAACCATGAAAACAACCGCTGTAGTCTTTGGATCAAACTTTTGAGTAATTTCTTGAGCTTGATAAGGATTTTTAACTTGAACAAGACTAGAACCGTAGCCGTATTTGCTTATAATTTCCTTCTTTTCTTTGAAATTAAGAGGACTTTTAGGTGCAGTAACTACGTCGGATGTTGCAATGAAGGTTTTGCCTTTACCAAATTTGGATTCTAACCACTTAAATGATTCTGCGTGGTGTCTACCAAATGGTTGGAAGCGTCCTGGATATATTGCAATGATTGTTTTGATCATGGTAATAAATATCTAAGCTGTTTGTTCTATCTTGGATCTACCATTGACTTTATTGATCTCTATATGATGATCTACCACGTCTCTCATAGAGTCAATATGGGATATTATCATAATAAACTTAAATTGCGTCTTAAGATAGTCAAATAGCATGACCATTGAGCTCAGGTTAGTCTGATCAAGCGCTCCAAAGCCTTCGTCTATTGCCACAAAGTTTGGCCTAGGAAGAGTGGATACGTTGATAAGAGAGGTTCGGATAGCCAAACTTGCAACGAACTTCTCCATGCCTGAAGTAAGTTCCAAAGGCCAAAAATTATCTTCATCATAAGCTATGTATGCGTTTATATTTTTATCGTCAGCGTGTAAAACTACCGCAAAATCCACCAATTGTGACAAGATATTGTTGATTTCGTCCTCAATCTGTGGTATTGTGTTTGCAATTAGTCTGTGAGGTAAACCGTCTCTGTGAACTGCTTGTAAATAGTATTGATAGTCTTTTGATTTTGCTTCCAAGTCCTTTAATTTCTCTATCGCCTTCTCGTATTTGATCTTGGAGTTCTCGGCCAATCTTTTGTTTGCTGTAATGTCTGCTATTGAATCGTTTTTGGTTTGTAAGTCCTTCTCAATAGTTTTCAAATCCGCTTTAACGTTGTCTATTGATTCGTTAAGTTGCTTATTGGTTTCGATTGCTTGCTCTTGTTGATTGTGTGCAGTTATCTTTGACTCTATTGTTGATAATAAAGTCTTGCTATCATTCAATTTCTTATTTAACTTGTTGTCGTCAGCATTTAATCTGTTCTTTTGAGCCTCTAATTCTTGTAAATCTTTGTTGTATTGATCTTTAGCGTCTTTAATTTCTACAGCTTTAGAGTTTGTTTTTATTTGGGCTTCTAAAGTTTCTACTTGAGTTTCCAAATCTTTTACAGCTAGCTCTTCTGCTTCTATGGAGTTCTTTGTTTCTATGGCATCCTTTACAAATACGTTGTCCATACAAAAACTGCATTCTGGATTGTACTTAAGCTCTGCTAGCTTGACCATTTTCTTTCTACTATTCTGTAGATGTGTGTTGGCTTGACGTAATTCTAATTGTTTGTTGCCTAATTGTTTAGTATCTAACTCAAAGTCTTTTAACTTCTGACTATAATCTTCT